ATCCAGCGGTGTACGTACCTCATCGCTTGTCCTCCTCCGGGAGCTCTGGCGTCAGGACTAGTTCTCCCGGATGGGGTCCTTCAGCCCGAACTCCTGGGCCGAGTCGTTTACCATCCGGATGATGTCAGCCAGAAAGAACGGCTGCTCCTCGACTGGCTTGACGTCATGGCGGTCCATCGCCACGTCGTTTTCGTGTGCCGTCTGCGCCCAGCTCTCGGCTACCTGGACCATGACCTCCAGGGCGCGGCGCGCTGATGACCTGCTCGACAAGACCGACAACGGTTCGTTCGACTTCGGTGGGTTCATCAGCGCAACAGCTCTGCGGAGCTTCAAGGCGGTAAGCGCCAGATAGGCACCTTGCCCCGGCTCCATATCGGTGTCCATCGCGGACACTTCCAGGTCAGTGATGATCTCTGCGATGGTCGTCATGCCTTCTCCCCCTTGCTGATCAGGTCGGCCAGTTCGACCTCTTGGCCTCTCCAGCGCGAGTCATGCCTGATTTGGATGCCATGCTCAGACAGCACGCCTCTCGCCCAGTTCTGCGTCTTGTCCCAGGCGTGTTGCTCCAGCGTGGCGAAACTTGCGTTGGATCCGCTGTACGCCAGGCCCTCCCTCTGATTATCCGTCCGCATCCGCCACCGGTAGATGCTCCAGGACTCAGACCCGGGCTTCTCCAGGTCGACCCAGACCCGGCCGACCTTGGCCACCACGGCCGGGATGTAGCGCTCGCTGTCCGGCCGCCGTTGCATGTCGTTGTTACTCCGGCAGACCATCACCGGATGGCCTACCTCCAGTTTGCCCAGCTTGGGCCGTGTGCTTGTCTCCGTCATGACCAGTACCTTACCGTCATAGCTGCAAGGTGTCAACGCTTGAAGCCGGTCAGGCTGGTACCGGGCATCGATCCCACCGGCTCGGCGAAGTTCCCGGTTCCCTGGTGCAGGTCGGCCCACATGGCCATGGCGATGGCGTCACCCCGGTCAGAGGACCGGCCCAGCGCCTCGACCACCTTGTCTTTGGTCAGGATCTGGTACTTCGGAGGGGACCCGGACAAGATGTCCCAGGTCGGGGTGGTCAGGTCAGATATCATCAGGTCATCCGGCGGCAGCGCCAGCACCGGGTCATAGGCCGGGTCCAGCAGTTCCCTCAGGTTCCAGTACGCCGCACTGCGCACATTGGTGAACCCGAACTTGCCGGACCGGTCCCGGTGCGACGTCTTACCCGATCCGACGTAGGCAAGCGGCCTGAGGTGCAGTTCCCGCATGCGGTCGTAGACACCCGCGCCGACACCGATAGCGTCCACAATGGCGCGGCCCGCGAGGCCCTGCATCTCGGCGACCTGACTCATCGTGTCCTTGCGCCGGTTACCGGTCAGCGTGACAGCCCACCCGTCACGGTGCGCCAGCACGGAGTCATCACCTCCCCGGCCGACGTCGATGCCGGTCCAGAGTGGTCCACCGGGGGAGGGGCGGCCAGCGCGGTCCCAGTCGTACCACCGCTCGATAGCCGCTTCCAGCCAGGCCAGGGGGATCACGCTGTCCTCATCGCTGGCATGGAACTCACCAAGGACACGGTTGTGGTAGACCGCCGAGTCCGCCCCCCACTGAAGCTTGCGCTGCTCCGCCCATGACCGGGAGATCCTGCCGCTGGTGATGGCCTCTTCCAGCGTGACGTGCCGGGTCCACCAGTCCTCATACCCGGCGGTCCTCTTATGGATCTCATAGAACCGTCCGGCCGGTGGCCCTGGCGTGCTCATGGCGAACGCGTAGGCATTGTCTGCCGTCTCAGGACCAGCGTTGGAGAAGGCACCCTCGATGGAGTCCCAGGTGGCCGGGGGAACGATCTTCGCCTCATCGAGAAGGTAGAGAAGCTCCTGGGCGTGTGCACCCTCGATCCTCTCCGGCTGGTTGCTGGCTACCGCAGTCGCGGCCCCGTGTTGAAGCTTCAACCTCAGGTCCAGCAGCTCAGAGTTCTTCTTGAAAGGCGCGCGGCCCAGGGTCTCGAAATCTATCCGGTCGGCCCACTTGTGGATCTCCGGCCAGAGGTAGACCTCCAGATGCCGCCACGCGCTGGCCGTAGTGATGATCTTCCAGTCCTTGCCCGCAAGGTCACGGGTGGTGGCGAACCAGTTGACCAGTACGGCACCCTTGAAGCTCTTCCCCAGGCCGTGAGGACCACGGACCGCCACCCGGTGTTCCCGGGGCAGGGCATCCAGCACTTCGGCCTGGTAGGGGGCGAACGTGACACCGGGGAGGCAGTCACGTGCCCAGGCGACCGGCGAGTTCCACCACCGCTTGAGCCGGGTCCGGGTCAGGTACTTGGCCCCGAGATCCACCACCGTCATGTCTCACCCATCGCTCGCCGGAAATCAGCCACAGCCTCGCGTGCGTTCTCGCGCGCCTTCTCCTCCCGGGCCTTCGCCTCGCGCCGGTCCGCCCTCATGATCCTGGTGACCACGTGCCAGTGCGGGCACCCGGTGTCCGCCGGGACCAGTGCCCGGCAGGCGCCGCACGGCCGGTACGAGATCACTTGCCCTCGATGGCCGGTTGACCACCCATCGCGTTGACGTCGATCTGCCCGAGGTGCGCCTGAATGAGCGCCGGAACCATCGACTCCTGTTCCTCGGTCAGGTTCAACCCGTCGAGAACGGTCATGATGCGGGTGATGACCAGGTCCCCCCACTTCTCGGCGAGCGAGGTGATCCGGTCCGAGATGCCCATGTCGTGAGCAACCTTGGCGTACTTGACCACGCGGTCTCGTTCCTGGGACTCCAGCAGCACGAGACCACGGACAGCTTCAGACTGCGCGTAGATCGTGCCGTCTCTACCGGCGGCGCCGTAGGTGAAGCCGATCAGCCCGCTGGAGTCCGGCATGTCCTCCTGCTGGAGCGGCCCGTCCTCACCCTGCTCGATCACCTGACGGCGCAGCAGCTCCCCGTAAGCGTGCGCTCGCAGCCATGACATCTGGAGCATGCCGAGCACGGCCATCCCGGCATCGACGGTCCCGCCCTCAGAGGGGGCGCCCATCGCCGACCAGGCCGTAATCCGTGCCTTTCCCTTGACCTTCGCGACGTCCCGCTTCACTCCGCTGTGGATCTTGCATGCGTCGGTTCCCCGGATGGCTGGTCCGTGGCACTGTCCCCGGCCCCGGCTCCGGTTATTGACGCACTCCAGGCGGTTGTGCCCCGGGTCGTTGCACCAGCGAGCGCCTCCCGGGTTGTTCTCTCGGTTCAGGCGGACCTCGTGTTTCATAGGGCCATCCTAGTCCGGAACAAGGGGGCATCTGAGACTGGGCCGTCATGGCTGTGAGGAGATTGACAAATAATCTGTTCACAGCACCGGCGCCCGGCCCGGGACGGGGAGGTCAGCGGGCCGGGCGCCGGGCTATGCGGCCCTCTGACGGTAAGGCCGGTGGTGACTTTACAGCGACGAGACGATCACGTCTGCTAGCTGATTCGCATGTATGTGGAGATCGAGTTGTTCCAGGGGGTGGTCATCTGCCCGTACGAATGCGCCCAGATGGTGCCAGGAACCCCGGCGCACCCGCTGTCGGTATACACGTACCACTTGGACGACGAACCGTTGTCGATGTAGCTTGTCCTGCTCTCGGCCCCGTTGGGCAACCGGTAGCAGAAGTTCAGGGCGTGCCTGCCCGGGTCAGCCGTGTACAGCAGGGTCGATACGTTGCTGGTGCCGTCGTAGAACTGCATGACGCCGGAAGCGGACGCCGGTTGTGCGCCCATCAGCAGTGAGGCGCAGACCGTCGCCGCCGTGAGCAGGTATGCCAGGAGCTTCTTCATGCTGGAGAAGCTACCGGGCACGTTGCGGTGAGCTCATGCGGGGCTTTACAGGAGCGAGACGGTGACATTCTCGCCCAGGCCGGACCGGAAGGTCACTCCGGTGAGCGTGCCCCCCTTGGGCACGTCGAAGTAGACGAACGCGCGCACCTCGTTGCCGGGGTTGATCTGGTTCAGGAACCCGGCCGCGTCCTTGTTGCCGTAGATACCGGCCGTGCCGTCGGCGGAGAACTTGCGGCCCTGAGCGTCGGTCGCGGTCACCGTGCTTCCCGCATCGAACAGACTCGGGGAGGTGGCGACGTTCTTGACGGTCAGGTCGATGCGGCAGTACGAGCCCTGGGCCTTGCGGACCAGGTACTTGTCACCGGCGGAGGCGATGCCGCACTTGCGAGCATGCACCGTCAGCGCGAATTCACCTCCCCGTACCGTCTGCCCGATCTTGTGCACCGGTGCTCCGGCACTGCCTGCCGGGAGCTTGGTGGCCGGTGCTTGCGCTGTCGTGGCCACCGTCCCGGAGCTCTGGGTGCCGGAGGCCACGACGGGGCTTGACCCGGCCGGAGCCAGGTTGGTGGCGATGGTCGCGACACCGAAGCAGAGCATCGCCACGAAGCCGACACCGATCGAGACGATGGCCCAAGTGGGCAGGCGGGCGCCCTTGGCCCGGGGAGCCTCGTACTGGGCCGCCCAGATCGGTGGGCCGGGCGAGGCCCAGGCGCGCGGCGGCGCCGGAATCTCCTGGGTACGTCCCCAGGCGTGCGCGGTGTCGGCCCACCCGGGAACCACCGGCGGAACCTTGTAGTCGGTCATTGGTCTTCTCCTCTTGACTTGTCAATGTCAGGTTGATGGGGCCGGTCTGTGACCGGCCCCGCTCCGTGATGCGGTTAGAACCTTACAGTCATGCCGTTATTACTGTCAATCATCCCTTGGTGTAGCAGATGCTCCAGTCTGTTCCCGGACGGCTGACATCGGCCATGATCGGGACGTTTTTCCACTCGAAACTCATCGCTTCGATCACCGTCCGGCTGACCTCTTCGACCTGGCCGACCGGAACGCTGAGCACGATCTCATCGTGGATCTGGGCGCGCAGCATGGGCAGGATCTCAGCGGGCAACCGGAGCAGACCCTCCATCATCAGGTCCCGTGCCGCCCCCTGGCCCAGCAGCGCCGGAGCCTGGGTGTGTGCCCGCTGGGGGTCAGCCCGCATGAGCCGCCCGAAACCGTTCTCCAGCAGGTACCCGGCCGTAGCGATAGCACGCGCCTCATCACGCCACTGGACCAGCCGGGGGAAGCGCTGGCGCATCGACGCATCGAACTTGTTGACCAGCTCCGGCGCGATGTCGTTCTCCTCGCTGATCCGCTTCAGCGACTCCCCGTAGTTCCAGCCGTGACCGATGGCCTTGGCCGGTTCCCGGTACTTGGCGTCACCGAACAAGGAGATCGCCAGATCGGTATGCGGGTCATCGGTCTTCAGCATCTCGATATAGGCGCCGTCCTGAGACAGTCCGGCTACCGCCCTCATGTCCACCTGACTGAGGTCGAAGGACAACAGGACCTCACCCGGATCGGGGAGGAAAATCGCCCTCTCCACGTGCTTGCCGAACCTCTTGCCGAACACCGTCAGACCCGGCCGGGTGACCGACCAACGGCCGGTCGCCTGCTCGAACGAGATCTTCGGGTGCACCCGTCCGTCCGGGCAGAGGTGGTCCTGGGCGGTCTGATAGACCGACCGGGCACCGACGATCCGGTAGACGTTCCTGGCGATCTCGCGCACCTGGGGGAGATGGGCATACTCGCTGGCCAGGTGGCGCATGTGGTCGGCGCCGGTCTGGAAGTCGCCGGACGTGGGGGTGCGCCAGAACGAGGTGGCCCCGGCCGCGCGGAACGCGGCCTCCAGCGCCGTCTTCCCGGCCGTGCTGGCGAGCGGGGACTTGTAGGGCACTCCCTTGGCGCTGGTTGTCGGGATGCCGCAGTTCTCGGCCAGCCACTTCATCGACCCGGCCACCCGCTCCTGCACCTCGGTCACTCGCTCGGTCAGGAGATCCTGATCCACCAGGAAGCCGTTCAGGCTGATCTGTGCGGCGATGGCGGCCACCCGGTGCTCCCGCACCAGGTACTCCGGCACCGTGCCGCCCAGCTCCTCCAGCAGCGCCGTGTGCAGCCGCCGGGACAGCTCCACGTCCTGGACCATGTAAACCTGGTACAGCGTGGCGTCTGCCGCGCGCTCGGGGTCCGCGTCCTCGGTGTCGATCGGGATGGCGCCCCATCCGCCGTACTTCTTGGCCAGGGTCTTGGACACGTCGCTGAGCTTCTCGCCGAGCCCGTACTTGCGGCCCAGCTCCCCGAGGTCGTACTTGCGCTTGACGTCGACACCCTTGTCCCGGGCCATCGGCGGATCAAGGAATCGACCAGCCAGCAGACCATCGAAGAAACGGCCCTCGGCGGCCATCCGGTGCACTTCGGGCATCGTCATGGCGCCCTCGTTCACCAGTGCGGGGAGGTCGAACGCCATGATGTTGTGGCCGGTGATGGTGCGGCCGGTCCGGATGTCGGCGGCCACCTGGCGAGGCACGCTGGTGCCAAGTCCGTCGTACGGGATCACGTCCTCATCGTCGGCGGCAGTAGCCCCGATCCGGACGTAACCCGGCCCGCTCTTGTAGAGGTCTCCGGCGTCACCGGTCTCCAGGTCGAAGGACAGGACATCAGCCATGTGGCTGTCTGCCACCTCCCCCATTGACACTTCAGTGTCAGTCTCCCCGCCGGTCATGTCGGACTCGTCGCAGCCGCGAGCCTCGCCGTGCTCGTTGTACGGCGCCTCCTCCGGCTCTGGGACGTCCGTGGTGACCTCGGCCTCAGGCGTGAACTTAGTGCCGCCGCGCTCGATCGACACTTCCGGCAAGAGGTCGATAATCCGCATGTCGCCGTGTCCAGCGTCGTCATCTGGTTCCGGGTCCGGCTCTGGGATGTCCGTGCAGACGCACGGGACGATGCCCGGGAATCCGCACGGTTCCGGGTGGTTGTCCACAGGGTCATCCACAGGCTGGGGAGAAACGACCGGAGGAGGTGGCGGAGTCGGCCCGTCCTCGCTCACGAACACCGCCCAGTTGGTCACGTGGCCATGCGAGAAGCCCTGCCTCTCCAGCCAGAACCCTTCGTACCGGCGGCCACTCAGACGTGAATACGCCTCACCCAGAGCCTTGCTGTAGGTCTTCTCCGCCGGGTCGTCCAGCTTGGGCGGCGCCGCATACTCCTCCCCGGCAGACATCGCCTTGCCCTTGACGTCACTGGTCCGGAAAGGCTTGCTGCCGAACTGGTCCCGCAACCAGCGAAGATGCCCCAGCCAGTACTGAGAGTCGAAGTCGCTCTCAGAGCGCCAGGTCTTGATGTTGTCCAGGAAGCCGGTCATCCCGGCCGCCTCGATGATCCCGCCGGTGATCCTCTCCCAGACCTCGAACGATCCGAACGAGACACCTCGTGCGGGGCGCGGCTGGCCCTGGGCGAACCAAGCCCTGATCAGGGTGAGGATGGCACCCATCAGCTCCCTCCGGTTGGCCCTGGTCCAGCTCATCAGGTCCAGGCCGGACTGTCCTGGGTGCCGGAAGCTGGAGGATGCCCGGTCCTGTGGGTTGGCGTACGTGGGCCGTAGAGCGATCCGGTAGACCCGTCGGCTGAGGTCACCCTTGACCTGTACCTGGTTGCCCAGGCTGATCCAGGTCACCCGGTTGGGGAAGTTGGCCATGGTGCTTACCCCCAGGATCCGGTCTTGCCAGGTCTCGGCGGTCAGCGCCTGAGCCAGTGGAGCTCCCTCGACGGTGTGCGCCTCGTCGAAGACGAAGAACTCCGATCCGGTCCGGAACGCGCTGGTGATCTGCTTGCGGAGTTCGTCCGACTCGGGAACCCAGTTCATCGGCTCGGCGGCAGATCCTGTGTAGACGGTCAGCAGTCCGTCAGCCAGGAGATTCTTTCCCACACCCATCTGAAGACCGTCGACCACGGCGAGCGGGACCTTGGGGACCATCCCCCGGATGGCCGGAGTGACCAGCAGCGCCAGCATGTTGGCCCGGTCGACATCGGAGTCAAACGGGAAGTCACCCAGCCACTCGGTCAGCAGGAGCTCCCGGGCGGCAGTGATCTGCTCAGGACTCGGCGACTCGGGGACGGTCAGGCCGTCGAAGACCGGGTCAGCCAGAAGCAGGGTCCGGGTGGTCTCGTCATATCCGGGCTCGGTGACGATCGTTCCGTCCGGCCGCACGAACGGCGCGTGGCTGATCCGGTCCAGCCGGGAGAACTGGTCCGACCGGCTGAGGATGGACGCCATCGTTCCGGGATCCGGCCAGGTGAAACTCTGGGTCACGCCGTTGGCTCCGTCGTTCTCGTTCACGGTTCGGGCCGTCTCCTGGATCAGGTCATGGAAAGATCCCCGGTCCACCGGGTGCATCCCGTCGTCCTTGCGCCGGGAGATCACTCCGCCGTGGCTGAACAGGACGGCAGCATTCCACCGGTCCAGCAGCGCGCCGGTCAGGTCGTTGATCACTTGCCAGCGGTCGCGGTTACAGATGACCGTCACCCGGCCGTCATCGGTACCAGCCGCGCCGCCGGTCTTCTTCCCCTTGGGCTTGGCGTCGGCTGGCTTGGGCCTGGCGCCGGTGATCAGGCGTTCCAGGTAGATCTTCCGGCTGGTCTCGGGACGTTTGGCCAGCACGTCATCCAGGCCAGACGTTCCCCCACCGGGGATGCGGGTGAACAGGACTTTGGTCGCGCCCTCCATCCCCAGGGCGGCGGCCATGTCCACGCCCGCCTGGTAGACCTGGGGATTGTCGGCCGCGTCTGCGTCCAGGATCACTACGACCTCGCACCCGTCCAGGGTGATCAGGTCGCTGATCGGCTGGCCGTCCACCTGCCATGACCGGCATCCGGCAATCCCGTAGACCGACCACCCGTCGGGCGCGTTGCTCGCGGCGGCGAGGGATTGCTTGGTGCCCTCGATGATCAGTGCCCTGGTAGACCCGGGGACCGGGCGCACAGCCCAGAGCACCGGCTCAGCACCCTTGCGGAACATGTACTTGCGATCACGCCCGCGCGTGTCCTTGGTCGGGTTGTCGGGCTTGACCTGGTACTCGACCCGGCCGTCCGGTGCGGTCCAGGGGAAGAGGATGGCCGGGTGATTGGCGAAGTTCTCCCAGACGCCTTCCTGCGGATTGTCCTCGCGGGTGAGCAGCGAGCGCACGCCCAGGGAGCGAGCGAGGTCTATGTCAACGGCGAACTCCTCCAGGTAGCTGACGTGATCGTCGCTCAGGAGCTGTCCATCAGGACTGGTGGTGCTATCGTCGGTCACGTTTGGTCTGCCTCTCAGGTTGATCTCTCCGGCCCGACTCCCCGCAAGGGGAGTCGGGCCGCTCCGTGTCCGGTGACCTTAGTCCTGTGAGGTCGCGGACGCCGGAGTCACCAGCGCCGTACGGCACAACTTGATCGCGGCGGCCATGCTTGCCGCTCCGCTGCCGCCCTCCCAGGTCGTTCGGAGGACACTGGTGATGGACGGATCGAACATCACCTTGTTGGCGCGGTTGAGCCTGCGAGTGACGTCCTCGACGACCCTGCGGAGCTCCTTCTCCACGCCCATGAGACGGGCTATCTCGGACGAGTAACTTGCAGCCTGGTCAGCCAGCAGGGACTCAGCCCGTTCGGCCCACTCTTTGTTCTGGTCCGCGCGCTCGGTCTCGCTGTGGAGCAGAAGCTCCAGCTCCATCACCCGGTTGCGGTTGAACTCTCGGGACGTACGCGTGAGGGTCAGTGCCTTGTTCAGGTCTTCCGCGCGGGACTCGTGGTGCTTAACCAGTTCCTCAGCCCGGTCCACCTGATCTACCGCCTCGGATCGGCGCATCTCAGCCTTCTGTACCTGGGCCTCCAGACCAGTTCGGGTGCAGTTCGCAGCAGCGAGCCGAGAAATCAGCTCATCCCGCTCGGCAACCGCCTCGGATCGGCGCATCTCAGCCTTCTGGATCTGAGTCTCCAGACCAGTTCGGGCACGTACCGAGGCTGCG